GGTAACTTCAGAGTTGGTGAATACTTCTCTGTTAACCAGTTAACTGGTGCTGCTACCTTGGACGCTTCCGCTTTCAACTTGTCAGGTTTGACAGAATTGAAACTGGGTGCTATCGGTGGTCAGATTGGTGAATCTATTAACGAATTCTCATCCGATGAGACAATGGGTGGAGATGCTAACAATGCATGTCCAACTGAGAAAGCAGTTCGTGGATTCTTGACTCGTGCGAAGATGGATAATACTTCTGGTATTATCGTACCTCCTCGTGGTACTCAAGCTGCTAGACCAACAGGCGGTAATCTCTTTACAGGTGGTCTCCGTTATGACACTGACGCAAATGGATTTGAATTCTATAATGGTAGTGCATGGTTACCTCTAGGTGCTTACGCTAATGTGGACGCATCTTCTGCTGTAACTCTTGCTAATAGACAGCAAGCATTCTGTGACACATCATCTGCTGCATTCACAGTTACTCTACCTGCATCTCCTGTTAAGGGTGATAGCGTTAGAATCTTTGATGCTAACAAGACATTTGACACTAACAATTTAACAATCGATAGAAATGGTAACCCAATCATGGGTGACGCTGCCAACATGGTAATCTCTACCGAGGGTGCTGCGTTTGAACTTGTATTCTATGATGGAACACAAGGATGGAGAATCATTACCATCTAATTGATTGGGGGGAGTATTTCACTCCCTTTTCGTTATATCTTTTCTAAATACTAATACCGCACTGGTTTTAAGCAATGGCTGATTATCAAACTTATAAGAAAATAAAAGGAACGGATGCGATCCTCCCGCAAACTGTGGGACCGTCTCAGGCCACGGGTCTTTCGACTGGTGTTGTCAACAAGATGTACTTTTGGAACTGCTGTTGGTGGGAGTCCTGTAACGGTGGTTGCTGTTGCTTATGGACTGTTCCTGATAGAACTACTACAGTTCAGTTTGAGTTGATGGCTGGTGGCGGTAGTGGACCTCCAGGTCGTTGCTGCACTGTTGGACATAGTACTCCTGGCGGTTCGGGTGCTTATGCTATTAAGACTATTTACTCTCATACTGGAGACTTTACTGCAGGTAGTACACAATATACTATTTGTGCTGCAGGAACATCTAGATGTTCAGAGAATGGTTGCTGTAATGGTAGAACAGGTTGTGGATATTGTGGATGCGAAAGCTATGTACAGGGTAGTGGTTTAAGTAACTTCTGTGCTAATGGTGGAGCATGGGGAAGGAGAAAATGGGGTGAGTGGTGTTACAACTGTAACTTCATCAACCAGTGTGGTCTTTGTTTTAACGAACAAGGTGCTTGTGCTTGTGGTCGAGACTTCTTTATGAAGGGTGTGATCAGTCAGTCACAAGACTCACAGTACTGTAAGAATGATGAACACGCATGGTCAGTTGGTAGTGTTGGACCTTATTCAGCACCTACTGGTAAAGGTCGTGAGCATTGTTCAACAGGTAATGTCCGTGGATGTTGCTATGGTCACTCAATATGGCCTGGTACTGGTGGATATGGTCCTGCTACTCAAGGTGCTGACTGTTATGGTGACTGGGGTGCTGGTGGATTAGTTGTTGTCACATACTGGTCATAATATAAATAACAAATGAAGGAGAACACCTGAACAAATCCAATGGCTAACATATCAAAGACATTTATTTTTCCAGTGCCGACGGCATGGCTGGGACAAGATCAAGACGATGCTAATGTAGGTGTTGCAACCTATAATGGTCCTGCCAAACTCATTGTTTGGTTTGACAAAGTAAATGCTGGTGTTGGTGGCACTTTTGAAGCTGCTGCTAATAAAACATCCAGATTAAAGTTTGCTTATGATGCATCTGATCCTGCTATTATTAATAGGAACCCTCCTATTGATGCTTACGCTGTAGAATTAGACGCTGATGTATATCCAATGCATGCTGCTGCATTATATGGTGGTACATGTATAGCCAAACCAGATTATATTGAGGTAGTTGCTGGTCCATCTTCGGATCCAAATCCTAAGATTCAAGACCCTGCACATTTCCATGAAGTCTATAATATGTCTTCATTTATATATGATCCTAGTTTAGATAGTGGTGCTGGTGGATGGTCTACTCCATTATTCTCTGCTGCTGGTATTACAACTGAGGCTTATGGTGTTGATACTTCAGATTTAGTTACTGAAGACTTTACTTTTGGTTGGGAATGGGTAAGACGATCTAGAAATGGTAAACTACAAGCTAGTGACACAAAAATTCCTGAAGATGCACCTGATGTACTTAAGAATCGTTGGAAGGACTATCGTACTAAGTTAAGGAATTTACCACAAGACTGGGCAGGTGTTGGTACTGCAACTCACTTGATTGTATGGCCACAGGATCCTAATGAGGAAGATAATTGGAACCATATTCAGACTTATCAACAGGATCATGATGTTGATGAAGGTGGAAGTATTGATACACAATCAACCTAAAACGAAATTCACTTTTTGATTTCAAAAATTCGGGAAAAAAAATCCCGAATTTTTTTTGACCTACAGGATTTTATAAAATGTTTGAACTAAATGATCGACTTGATGTCAAAGTTGTTAGAAATATAAAGGGAAGATCAATAGTAGTTATTGATGATTTCTATAAAGATCCTGGCCAAGTTCGGGATCTTTGTTTGTCTACGAGGTCAAGAGGAAATGATCAATTAGTTAATGGATTACCTGGTAGAAGAGTTTTTGTTAAGACAAATGATGTAAGAGAAAAGTTACAAGATATATTTTTTAAATTATGTTGTGAGTCTAGTATTTGGTTGTCAGATATTCATAGAGAACAAGAGATACCTTTTAAACATGATTTGTTTTTTCATAACTGGAAGAACATAGGATTTATGTGTAATGTTATAAACGATAGTACTTTAATTCAAAATCCAGTTGGTATAATACCCCATCAAGATAGGTATTCTGATAGTGATGTACATCTCTATCAATATGGTGCTGTTGTTTATTTAAATACACCAGAGGAATGTGCTGGTGGGACAAATTTTTATAGTTTTAAAGATAAAATAAGTATTCCTAATAGACCTGCCTATGGAGAAATACCTGTACCTGATAATGCTGATGAGATGTCAGATGAGGATAGGTTTAGGTATGTTCGATCTAATATTGATAGTGGAGGACTATGGAAGGTTGAATGTCAAGCTAGAATGGTGTATAATAGACTCGTACTTTATGAAGCAGACATACTTCATAGTCAAAACATAGATCTTGGTATGTTTACCGATTATAATCGTATAAATCAGATCTTTTTTATGTGACTATATAAATTGTTGAAAGAATATTATGAGATCTAAAGCATTTTTTATTAATGGCGGTGCGGGTCGAGTCATTTGTTCCATACCAGGACTAGAGAAATACGCAGAAACACATGATGATTTTGTCATTGTGTGTGAGGGAGGGATGAACTTCTTTAGAGGTCATCCTGTTTTGCATGAGTATGCGTATGATATGTGGCATAAGGGTTTGTTTAAAGATAAACTTAAGGATAGAGATTGTGAATCTCCTGAACCTTATCGTCGCTGGCACTACTACAATCAGAAGTGTAGTTTGACTCAAGCATATGATATGGAAATCAATGGGTTAGATGAACCCAGAGAACTTCCTGCACCTAATATTAAAATAACTAAGACAGAAGGTATAACTGCACTTAATACTGTAGAACAAATTAAAGAGAAGACAGGTAGAGATAAGTTAATAATTATTCAACCATTTGGTAGAGGTGTACAGAATACTGATGGATATATTTTTGATCCATCTTCTAGGAGTTTTAATCTAGGTGATATTAGTACCATTATTAACAACTTGAAAAAAGATTATGCTGTTGTTATAATGAGTGAGTTTGGATTTGAAACTGGTGAAAGTGATTATGAACATGCTGTACCTCAGATAGAGGATGTTAGGATGTGGGCAGGAATGATTCAGTGTGCTGATCATTTCTTAGGATGTGATAGTGTTGGTCAACATATTGCTAAAGCAGTTGGAACTACTGCAACAGTTGTTATTGGATCTACTTATCCTATTAATATATCTTATCCAAATGATCCAGATTTTGATCTGATTGATGTTGGTGAAGGTAAGAGAACTTTCTCACCCATTAGATTAACTACAGAAACTCAACAAGACATGGAGAATGATGAGTGTATGGGTATGACTGATGAGCAGGTTGAAGAAGTAATTACTTCATGTAGAAAGAGATTGGGTAAATCAATTAAAAAGGATGTACCTAAAACTAAAAAGGAACCATGCTGTACTCCAGATAAGAAAAAAACTAAAGGATTTAAATCATGACCCAATGGATTGCTGCTATTACTCGTGGACATAACGGAGGTGTATGTCTATTAAAAGATGGTGAAGTTGTTGTTAATCTTGAGGAAGAAAGACTATCAAGAACTAAACATGATGGAGCACCATTAGCATGTATTAATCTTATCAAAGAGTATACAGATAGACTTGATTACTTTTTGATAGCACATACTACCAGAATGGATAAGGATGAAGGTAGAATGTTGATGGATTATTGTGTTGATGATCCGTATTATGGTCTTGCTAGAAAGATAGGTTTACTTCCTTATCAAAATGGTTGGGGTGAATGGCCAGATAATGTTATTGATGTTGGTCACATACATCATAAAATGCATGCTGCGTCTGCATTTTATAACTCTGGGTTTGATAATGCAGTTGCTGTAATTGTAGATGGATCAGGATCTTGGGTAAAGTTTGGAGCGAATGATAAATTCTTAGAAGATTATTGGGAAGTTGAATCTATTTTGACATGCGATTATCCAGCAAAATTTGATACAAAGTATAAACATATTGCATCAAAATATGCTACTCCTTTCTGTTATTATAATAGATTCTCTACTGATTTTTGGAGTGGATATGGTGAAGGAGAAGCTTATGAGTCAGAGGAAAATGATCATCATATATTAATGGCATCTCAGACTGCTGGTATAGTTAAAACATATGAAGCAGTCACTGAGTATTGTGGGTGGCATGCTATTGAAGCAGGTAAGACTATGGGTCTTGCTCCTTATGGTAAGGATGTTGATTATTTGCCACCATTTTTTAGACATATTCCTGGTTTAGATGCTCATTTAGCTGATAAGAATATCTGGTTACCTTGCTATCCTAACGGTGCTGTTATGGATTTGGCATGGATTGAAGAGGTTAATCAACATGGAGGTAAGGAGATAGAATTATATGATATGGAGAATAGAAAGGACATGGCATATGCAGTTCAAAAAGAATCACAACAGCAGGTATTAAATCTGATTAGAAAAGCAGTTGAGTTAACTGGTAGGAAGCAGGTAGTTATTGCTGGTGGATATGGATTAAATTGTGTTGCTAATTATTGGTATCTTGATCAACTTAAGGATGAAGGTATTGATCTTTATGTTGAACCAATGAGTAATGATTGTGGT